ATGGATAATCATAATCAATGTAATTATGTGAATCCACAAAATGTTTCACTTGACTGGGAATGTTTTATAATTAGTAAAAGTGAAATGTTGTTAGATGGTGTACCAAATGAACTTATCAACACTTGGTTAGATAAAGACATTATTACACCATTTTCGATAAGAAATGATGAAATAAACTTTAAAACAAAAGATATTTGGGATGCACTAATACATCATAATTGGTACTACTCAAATTAATTTGCCATATATAAGCTAATAGCTCTATTTGTAGTTTCAATTAATTGATGATTTGTGTAATTAGACATCACATATGCTCTAATTACTTGGTGTCTTTCTTCTAATCGAGGGAATGCTTTATCTTCACTAACGTGTTCGGCCAATATACCAAATGGTGTGTTATCATTTTGAAAACCCATGATGAAATTGTAAAACGTCATAAGACTTGCCCCCTTCATTTATTAAGCGCTATTTAAAGTGTTATTATTAATCTTATCAGAAAACTAGTATTTGTAAATGTGCAAAAGTGATTTTGCACATTTTTTTCATATCTGATTCTAAAAATATTAACGAATTATACAACTTTAAGAGTTTTTAGTATGTAAATATTCTTTTCATATTAATACTATACACCCCTATATATGCTCACTTGTTTGAATTAATAAACTTTAGCATTCTACAAATAATATTTTAAAAATAACTATACTTTTTATTTACCTATTGGAAAATAGTGTTATCATATTTATTAAGAAGCTATTTTTATACTAGTAGGTGTCAGTCATGAATAACATTTTGTTAAATGCTATCAATATAGTTATTACTACCACTTTTGTTATCTTTAATATTTTAATCACATATAATAAAGATTTAGATGATTTATGTTGGCTCCTGCCTGGTATTATCATTTGTGGTGTGATACTCATCGTATCCTTTACCATTGCAATGATAACTAAAAACTGGTTAAGTGAAATATTATTTTTTATAAATATCGTACTCGTTCTCTATTACATTTATCCTATTTTTTATAGTTTTATAGGTTAATAATTACGGTATATAAGGAGGGTTTCACATGTCTTTACATTTTGCAATTCTGTTTTGGCTAGCATTAATTTTCTTAGTTGCCGCTACGTTTATACTCGTATTAATGAAAAAAACTGGCAAAGAATCTAAAAAAGAGTCCTATTTAAGTTTCACTGTCATTCTCTATATTTTTGGATTCGCTATATTAATATACACATTTATATTTGGTGTGCTATAAATGAAATTCATTTTATATCCAGTCTGAAACGTCTCAATGATGTTTCAGACTGTTTTTTATTCTTAATAGACATTTCACACTCTCATACTTTAATATTTAAGATATGTTTTAGTCTTACAAGCTTATTAAAGATTACAATTCTAATTTAAGACTATTTACATATATTTCTTCAACAAGGAGCTTTTAAGTGAACTATATTAAACGAACGATAATTTTACTTATATTATTCGTTGTCGTATCCCCTATAAACTCACCAAAAACAATTGCAGATAATAAGTATTCAGAAATTCAAGATGACAAATTCCAATTACAACCTGGTGATATTATTGTTACAAAAGGCCCTGTCATGTGGGGATTTTTTGGTCATTGTAGTATCGCGATTGATGATAAAACGATTTTACAAATTGAGGGGCCTGGCGACAAACCAACTACACAATCCTTCGAATCTTTTAAATATAATTATGCAAGTGGCAAAAATGATTGGATGAAAGTTTATCGTTGCAGCTATCCTGGTGCAGGTAAAAAAGCGGCTGACTGGGTTAAGAAAAACTATGAGAATACAAATCATCGTTATCTAGTTACATTAAATTTGAACAGCAAAAAATTTACGTATTGTACTAAAATTATCTACCAAGCTTATAAATTTGGTGTAAGTGAAAAATCAGTTAAAAGTTATGGACTACATATTATTTCACCCTATGCAATTAAAGATAATTTTATAGATCCATACAAACTAAGGCTTGTTAAAGCTTATTAACACAGTTTCATCAAATAGTTAAATTAGTTTGTGTTTTGCAATAAATTGGGTATAGATTACAAATGATATTTCAGGAGGCCCAATATTTTGAATGAACTAACTAAAGAACAAAAGTATACAATAGCTAAATTTTACAAATTATATATTGAACGTTCGAATAATGGAGAAACAGAAACAGTCGCTAACTTTTTTGGCGATGCTAAAGATGCACGTGAAAACTATTTTTGCGATCGTGATTATCAAGACTTCTTAACTAACTGCCAAATTTTAATTCAAAACAAATACTTAACTGGTGAAATTTTGGACGATAACATTTACAATATTTCTATTTTAAACAAGACATTTATTGAATTTGAACAAAATTTTGGTTGAACATGAATGTCTCAACTATAAACTTTTTAACCCTATTTTAAAGCAGGAGTGAAAAACATACATGAGTGAATGGCATATTAATAATCAATCTACAAAACCTTTTTTAATACAACAAGCGGAAAAGCAATTGTCTATTGTTAAACCATTGCCTAATGGTAGCTTCCAAATACTCACAGAAATAAATTTGGAGAATGGCAATATTAGTAACATCGATCATTCTTTACTTGTTTCAGTAGACCCCAAAGCATTAGAAATAAGTATATTTGACGCTGTAAATTAAACGCAATATTTTTATTTAATTATTTTAATGTTCCACCTTTTAAATGAAAACAAGATTACTGAATTATTATGAGATTTTAAAAACAATAAATATTCTCAATAATTAATCAGTCTTAATAAAAAATTAACAAAAAGTTGATTAGTTAAATTATTAATTAAGTAGTAAGATATTATGCGATGTGGTATCCTATTATTGTTAAACATTTTGAGTGTTTAACATTACTTCTTGTTATCGCCATATACAGACTTTAATTCTCGTCATTATTAAAGTTCTGTATTGGCGCTTTTTTATATTCAAAATCAAAAGTCGGACAGATGAAAAGTAAAAAACTTTTCCATCAATTCGATTTATTATAGAACCATTATATATTGTTAGATCTCCACCTATATTTATTGGACAAAAAAATAACAGCTAGTGCTTTTACCACACCAACTGTTATCGATTTAAAGCATAAAAAAACAGCCCTATAGTAAGGGCTGTTTGAATAAGTTAAAATTACATTTTAACTACGTTTGCAGCTTGCTCGCCACGGTCGCCTTCAACGATGTCGAATTCAACTTTTTGGCCTTCTTCTAATGATTTGTATCCATCTTCAGCGATTGCTGAGAAATGTACGAATACGTCGCTACCATCTTCTCTTTCGATGAAACCAAAACCTTTTTCTGCATTAAACCATTTAACTGTACCGTTATTCATATTGAATACCTCCGTCGTGCTTTTGCACTAAATATTTTGTAACAAATTCATAAATGAAAAGGAGAATATTCTATATAAATAACTCACATTTTTCTTCACGCTCTTTATTACTTAACTTTCATTATACACTTTTAAATATAGAAGTAAAGCATTATTTTATTTTCTGTGATAATACACATTGAACTATATAGTAATATTCCATTTTAATACTAAATTTAAAATTTTTATTTTCTAATATTAAATACACTTGCTTTTGATACTATTTACTTTTTTAATTCTGAATTGATAATAAATCATATCGTGATCCAAAAATTATAAAAGTGCCACTAGCAGCAGTGACACTTTTACAATGAGCATTATTGACCTGAATCAGCGTTGTCTTCGCTCCAAATATTTAATTTCTCTTTTTTCGCTTGTGCTTCACTTTTTCTTAAAAGTTGTTCATGTGTATTGTTAGGTTTATAAACATAAGCAACTTTAGCCAAGCCTTGACGAACTAAAGCTTCGTTTACCATTTTTCCATCAGCATAAATATACGCTAAGCCACGTCCATATTTATCAGTTCTTTGGCCTTTGTCAAACTCGACTTCAATTTTCTTTGCATTTTCTACCATTTTTTTCGTAAATGCACTTGCTTCAGGACCATATTTCTCTACACCTTTTTTAGGATGCTTTGTTTCAGGTGTATCAACCAATAATAGTCTAAATGTCATTGGTTGACCTTTGTACATTAATTTAACCGTATCACCATCAATCGCTTTAATTAATGTCGCAGGTTCTTTATGTAATTTTTTAGTTGAAGTTGCACTATATACTGTTGGATGTTCAGAACCACTTCTATTTACGCCGTTATCTGTTTGTGATGCATTTGCTGAGCTACTTAGACTTGAAACTACAACTAAAGTTAACACTAAGCAACTAGTAGCGAAAAAGAAAAACCTCTTTGCGTATTGCCCTTTCGAAACATTACTGATAGCCATCCCTATAAGTAATATTGAAACAATTGCCATACATATGCCAGCACTTAATAAGTATTCTGTCATAACTAACACCTCTTTCTTTTTAGTTAATTTTAATATTAAACGTTAATTAATTGTAATTCTACATTTTTACAATTAATTAATAAAAATTTAATAATTATAATAAAATAACTATACTTACTTTTATGTATTTTCTATATTTTAGGTGCCAGAACTTATATATTTAGCCTTATTTGTAAAATTAAAAAGCCTACAACATGAATCGTTGCAGACTATCATATCGAGACAAAGAGGTTTATTAGCGTCTCTATATCTATGCGGAATTTGAAAAGATTATTTATAATATTTACGGGGATAAATTGTCATTTAAAAACGAGATGTATAACTTATAATTTACTTTGGATTAGCGTTTTTCAGTTTTCTCTATCTTATTATTCACTTTATCAATTTGTTTATTTAAATAATTTTGGTGAGACTGACTAAGTGTACTTACTTTTGCAGTTGCCTTAGCGAGATCTTCATAGCTTTGTGTATCTTTATAATCGTTAATTAAGCTTTGTGCTTCTTTAACATGATCACGTCTAATAACACGTTTATCACGGTCTGTGAAATGTGATGAGTCAATTTCACTATAACCATAAAACCAACCTTTTTTAATGCCTGTTTGATTAGTATGTAAATCATATTCTATGTAGTTGTCATTAGATAGTGATTTTAATTTATTTAATGGACTCTTTTCTACTATTGAAAATTTCTCCTCAGTAGTAATTTCAGTATGGGGTTGTAAAATATTTTTATTATCCGAATCTTTTACAACAAAATTAGTTTCAACACTCTCTGTCACTAATGCGTTTGCTTGATTAGAATGCCATAATTGAGTTGCACAAATTACACCCATTGTTAGTACTAATACTTTCCTTTTCATTTGTTTATGCTCCCTTATTTGCTTTGATATAAAAACCGACTTTTTCACCCTGTTTTCTTCGCCATTGAAAATTATATACCAATATTTTAGAAACAATAATTAACTTGCGATGATCAAACTATTAACAATAATCTTGAGTATTATATTTATCTTAATTAATAATATATTTAATTAAGATTATGTTACTTCCAACTTTCAAAGTAGAAAAACGGTATAATTTGTTGATGGGTGTTTATTGATAAACTGCAAAAAATACAGCCTACAACCACATAGATTGTAGACTATATTTAAAATAATAGGTATTTATCATATCTCGTAAACTTAGTGCCAATTTTTATACTCGTGGTGCTGGTAAGCTACCCTTAAATTCAGGAACGTAGTGTGTAGGGCTATAACTTGGAACAGCATATTGATAATTTACATTTTTGATATTTAATGATGGTTTCCCAATTTTATAACCATTTGATTGTGAAAATGAGAAATATTTCTTCACACCTTTAACTACTTTATAAGAATAGAAGTATTTATAGTCATATGCTTTATTTACTTTAGCATTTTGATGTGTTGCTGTTGTGTTATTTTGGAAACTTGGTACATGCATACGATGTGAATTGTGACCATATGGTGGAATTACCTTGAAACTATTTATTTGTGGCACAACACAAAAGTGATTAATTTTAATGCTAGCATGCCCAGGTGTTACAAATTTATGCGCGTGATATCCAGGAACTGCAAAATGATGCTTGATAATTAAAGATTGAGATGGATGTGTATATCTAGGCGATTCTGATGGTTTAACAATAAAGTGTTTATTAATAGAATCCTTTGCATGATTTACATGTTTATGTACATGTGTTGATTTGTATGAAGTAATAACTTTCTTGTAGTGGGTTTGCGTAGTAATGAAGTGGTGGTTTACTTTGTTTTGCGTAATAAATCTATTTACTTCTGGGCCTTTAGCAACAAAATGCTTATCAACTTGTTGTGAAGCTGGATTGTTTGTTGCTACATTCACGCGATTATTGATTTCTTTGTACTCTGGTACAATGTTTCCTAACTTTGATTCTGGTACGGCAAAGTTTTTATCTACAATTTTACTAGCTGCCGATGAATCTACAATCTTATTCAATTTGTCTTCAGAAACTACAAAGTTTTTATTGTCAGTTAAATTACTAACATTTACTTTTGGCGAATTCTTAAATTCATCGTAAGCTGGAATAATTTTATTAATTCCTGATTCTGGAACTACAAATTTTTTGTCAACACTATCTGTCACTGATGCTTTAGCGTGATTTGAATTGATAAGTTGTGTAGCAAATAGCGTGCTCATAGTTAAAACTAATAATTTCTTTTTCATCTGTTATTTCTCCTTTATATAGACTCAATATTATAACCAATATAATTTCCCTGTTATATTCACTAACAGCATTATATACCAGAATTTTCAGTATAATAATTAACTTGAAGTAAACGTTGTCTTAACATTTTTATTGTTTTTCAGCTTAAAATTAATTATTGATATTGATAGTTAAGCATAATAATTTTTTCGTAATATAAAGTGAAAAAAGTAATAGTCCACACCTGTTTAGAATGTGGACTATACTAGATTGCATCATTGAAATGATGACTTTGATATTATTTATTGCTAGTTTAAAATGTTGTTATTTTTACGACAAACTCATTATTTGCTTTGCAGCCATGCATTAATTATTTGCCATTATATACTTTATTGATTTGTTTATTAAAACGTTTTTGATGACTTTCACTTAAAGTATTTACTTTTTGTTGTGCATTTAATCGGTCTTTATAACTATGTGTATCTTTATAATTATCAACTAACTTTTGAGCTTCTCTAACGTGTTCACGCTTAATTACACGCTTCTCACGTTCAGTTAGATGAGAAGAATCAATTTGACTTATACCAACCAGTGATCCTGATTTTCTACCAGGTAAAGCAGACGTTTCTTCAAATTCAACAACATTATTATGCGTGTGATTTGAAGTTGTTGGTGATTGATGCGTTGTTGTGAAATCATGACTTTCACCATTTAATCCAGCCAATTGTTTTGGTGCATTATAAATAATTTGTTGCTGAGTTTGACGCTCAACTGTAGGCATTGGTACCTGTGTCGTTGTTTCAGTATATGTAGTCGGTGATGTTGGTTTCTTTGTTGGTGCAGAAACCACAAGTTTCTTGTCGTTTTCGTTGTCAATACGTTGTTTATGCTCAAAATCATATTCTAATGACACTACAGGTGTTTTCTTAATTTTTTGATTATCCAAAAATCTCGCTTTTCTTTCTTCAGCTCTTTTTTCATATTCTGCTTTTTGCTCTGCAGTTACTTCTTGTGAAGCAGATTTATAATTTTGAGAATCTAAACTTCTTTTACTTCGATTACATCTCTTGTTTTCGTCATTTTTAGCTGCTTCAGTGTCAGATTTTAGCTTTGTAATCATTTCCTTATTTTTATATTCATTGTTAGTTAATGGCGATATATTCTCCGGTCTATTTTCACCTATGTCATTAAAGAATTCATCGATAATTGTTTCTAAATCTTCAACTCGTTCTTTTAATAACCTTTCATTTTGAGGATGTCTTTCTTCAATTTCATCATTACTTAAACCAACAATCATATCCAATTTATTATAAAGACTTTCTCTAGCATCTACTTTATCAGGAAAAGCTTGACCTAACATTAAAACTTTATTTTCTAATTCATTTAATTTAACTCTTGCTTCATAATCTTTGTCTTCATCAAACCTTTTTAAATCCAGATGCTTACTTTCAATATTTTCTACATTTTTTTCGAATTCATTTTTATTTTCTTTAATTGCATTATATATTGCTGTATACCTACCGTGTGTTAATCCTAAAATATTACTTGGCACTTCCATATTTTTTTTAATGTAACTGGCTATTTTTCTCTCTTCATCTAAAAATTTATTAAGTGCATCTAATTCAGCAAATAATTTTTTTCTGTAAGTATTCAGTGCTTCTTTATATTCAGGCTCATCATATCCATCATTTTTGTTGATTTCTTTTGTACACATTATACTTCTAAGACTCTCTTTATACTTTTCTAATGATAAGCTTTTACTTTTGTTATCATTTAGTTTCAATGACTCAGATACATATAGATTCTTCTCCCCAGAAACCACTGCACACGCACGATTACTTTCCCAAATTTGTGATACACATAATGCTCCCAATGATAAAACTAGCAATTTATTTTTCAACTGTATTTTCTCCTTAATTTTCCCTAATTAACAACCTACCTTACACCCTATTTTTTCGCCAAGCCAAATTATATAACATCTACCTTTTTAAAATAATTAACTGTTGATGAATTAATTATTAATTATATTCAAACAATATATTTGGAAAATCCAAGTAAAAAAGCCACCTTTTAAGGTGGCTTCTTCATGAATCATACGATTAATTTAATATTATTATTACTTATTTCTTATCTTTATTTTCTTTTTTTCTTCTGAAAAGTAGTAATGAACCTAATGATGCTAATAATCCCCAAATTAGTGACGTATTCGCTTCATCTTCAGAACCTGTATCTGGTAATGGTTCTTTACTATCTTTAGCCTCATTTTTATTAGAAGCATTTGTACCATTTTTAGGTGAATTAGGCGGCACTACATTATTGTTAGAACCTGACTCGGAATCGCTATTTGAATCACTTTCTGAGTCGGAATCACTCGCTGAATCTGAATCTGAGTCGCTGTCGGAATCTGAATCGCTATCTGAATCCGAGTCACTATCTGAATCTGAGTCACTGTCTGAGTCGCTGTCTGAATCTGAATCGCTGTCTGAGTTTGAATCGCTATCTGAGTCCGAATCGCTATCCGAGTCTGAGTCGCTATCTGAATCTGAGTCGCTGTCTGATTCTGAGTCGCTATCTGAGTCTGAATCGCTGTCTGAATCCGAGTCACTGTCTGAGTCGGAATCGCTATCTGAATCCGAGTCACTGTCGGAGTCGGAATCACTATCTGAATCCGAATCATTATCTGAATCCGAATCACTGTCTGAGTCTGAGTCACTGTCGGAATCTGAGTCACTGTCGGAATCTGAATCGCTATCTGAATCCGAGTCACTGTCGGAATCTGAATCGCTATCTGAATCTGAATCGCTGTCTGAATCTGAATCGCTGTCTGAATCTGAGTCGCTATCTGAGTCGGAATCGCTATCTGAGTCGGAATCACTGTCGGAATCTGAATCGCTATCTGAATCTGAGTCACTGTCTGAGTCGGAATCGCTATCGGAATCTGAGTCACTGTCTGAGTCGGAATCGCTATCGGAATCTGAGTCACTGTCTGAGTCAGAATCGCTGTCTGAATCTGAGTCGCTATCTGAGTCGGAATCGCTATCGGAATCTGAGTCACTACCTGAGTCTGAATCGCTCGCTGAGTCGGAATCACTCGCTGAATCTGAATCGCTTGCTGAATCTGAATCACTTGCTGAGTCTGAATCACTTGCTGAATCTGAATCACTTGCTGAATCTGAATCACTCGCTGAGTCTGAATCACTTGCTGAATCTGAATCACTCGCTGAATCTGAACCACTATCTGATGTAGAATCACTACCCGAATCTGAACCGCTATCTGAATTAGAATCGCTGCCAGAATCTGAACCTGGGTCAGAATCTGAATCCTCTGGAATTGGTTCAATTTCACCAGGCTCATCAGGTTGTTCAGGAACAACTGGTTTATCGATACCGTCACCAGAACCTGATCCGTTATTAAATGCTACTTCGTTGTCCCATGACATAGATCTCCATACAAACCTTGAGTCATATCCATATAAAGTTGAACGTAAAGCTAAATCACCTTTGCTATTCGGATCAATATGACCATTAACAACTACAATATACGGTGTTGTAATTTGATCATCGTCTGTTGGAAACTCTACTTTATATTGATTATCATTAGGATATGAAATTCTGACCTGATCTGTTACATCTTCAAAATCATTTGGATTCACATAATAACTATGTGACAAATCATCAGCATTATCCACTTTATAAACTTTAATATTAGTATTGTTGGCATCTATTAAAGCATTACTATTACTCTTAGGAATTAGATTACCAGTTAACACTGGTAATACAACATTGTCTCCACTTGGATTGACATAAATCGTTTGACGATACGTATTGTTTGTTTTGTCGATTTGATCAATCGTACCTTTAATTGATAAATTATGGAATTGTCCATATTTCTCATAGTCGATTAAAACTGTCTTACTAGCAGTATTGCTTCCTATGCCAGTAGCCAATGTCACATTACCTGTCTTTGTAACATTTTCAGGGTCAATATAAGCGGGCATGGTCAAAGTTGCTTTTACATCATCTTTAGTATTTACATAGTCTGTAAATGTATAAATAACATTACCATCACTATCGATTACACCATTTGCCAATACTTGATCTCCAGCCATAATTGGTGGCACTTTAGCAGTTGAAGTTACACCATTTAAGTTTAATTCTTTAGGTACAGTTATTTTGAATGTGTCACCTTTAACAGCAGAATTAGGCACTGAAAAACCATAATTCAGTTTGACATAACCTGCTTGGTGCGGATACACAGTCGTACCAGAGTCAATACCAACTGTCACATTCGTCAACTGATTCGTAATATCTGTGCCAGCTGCCGGTGCATCTGCAGCTACTGCCGCTAAACTAAATGCTCTCATTCTAGGCGCACTTGTATTAACCGCTTGATTAACTACATCTTTATTACTTGCATCTGTACTCTGTGGAGCTGATTCATTGTTTGAAGGTGTTGCTTCAGTTGAAGTATCTTGCGTTGTTGAAACTTTTTCCGCATTTGTAGAATTTTGAGGTGAATTTACAGATGATACTGTATTAGTATCATTAGAAGTCGTTTCATTACTTGTTTGATTCACTAATTCCTCCGCATTTGTATTGCTTGATTGAGTTGTTGCCGGTGTATTAGCTTGATTCGTTGTCGTAGTAGTAGCTTCACCAGTTACCGGCGTTTCTTCCGCAGTTGCATTTGTTGATGATGATTGTGTCGTTTCCTGTTGTGCTGGATTTTGCGCCACACTCGTTTCGCCATTATTAGTGTTTGACGTTGTTTTAGTATCACTCACGTTTGTGTTGTCTGTTTTAGGTGCAGCATTAATGCTACTTGAATCATTACTTTTGCTTTCGTTACTTGCGCTATCAGATTGCGTAACACTATTTTCACTTGCATCTGCTTCTTTACTGCTGAGTAGTCCAAAACCGATTAACGTACCTACAAGCACTGAAGCCACGCCAATCGATTTTTTCCGAATTGCGTGTTTTTCTTTTTTCTTCATATTCATTTTATTCCCTCTTTTTAAAAAGTCATTTTATATTAACTGTATACCCTTTAAAGATATATTTAATCTCCATTAATGCAATTATACACTAAAATTGCATTATAGCAATTAATTTGTATCGATTTTTTATTATCCACAATAATACTTTCCTAACAAACATTTTATTTATTGCTATTTTATAAATTGCAAACGACAACGTACGATTTCATTGCAAACAATTTGTATTATTAATATGAACTCTGCCTAATGTAATCCTAGCTTGAAATCATATTTTTTCAAAAGCAGATGTGTAATTTATGGTACCTGTTTTTCCCGCTAAACTGTTCACTTTTAATTCTTTAATTAAAAACGCTTCGTCTGGTATACCATCATATGGTGGATAAATGTCGTACATACTTGCGCGTTGATATCCTAGATTGGCATAATACGTCGGCCATCCTAATACACTGATAAAATTATATCCTTTTAATATTGCTTCTCGTTCTAATGCTTGAATCAATCGCTTCCCAATACCTTTATTTTGATGATGAATATCAACAGATACAGGTGCTAACACTAATCCAATTTCCCGTTGTGCTCCGTTATCAAGATAAACTTCACTTAGTAAACCGTGCCCTACAACTTCGTTTTGAAGAACAGCTACTATTTCTAAGTTATTGTCATACGTATCACTTAGACGAATTTGGTCTACTAGCTCTGATTCATTACCATAACCATGTTCACTATTTTCAAATGCCGTTCTAATTAACTGGTCAACTTGAGCAAAGTCATGTTGATGTATTTGTCTAATTTGCATCTTTGCCCCTCCTTTTAGTTCTATCTTATAGAAAAATGCATTACAACATAAAGTAATATTTTATAGTAATGACGCCATTATTTCATTAAAATTGAATGATATTTTTCGCAATAAACAACTACCCTCTTAAATCAATTTTTAGATAAACTGCAAATCATAAATTTCTTTATTATTATAAGTATTAAAACGGTCGATTTGACCTTTTAATATAACTTCCTGTTGTTTGCGACTTACATTATGATAATAAGTCATACGTACATTCAAATCAGCTTCATAACCATTGTTCTCAATCGTTCTTTCTAATTCTTCGTACACATTTTTATTAATTGGTAACATGTCCCCTTCTTTACTAGGTAAAATATTCACGTATTTTTTCTGAATGACTTTATCATTACCCAATAAAACCTCTATTGCAATTTTTTTAGCAGCACCGCCACCTAAATTATATAGTTTAATATAATCTTTATGATGATGCTCTTCTGTTGCCGAATTCATTATATTAAGTTGATCCTCCTCCCTTTCTAATAAAATTTGGTTAAAACCTAAAGCTGGCAGAAAGCTAATTTTCATTTGATAAAGTTGAACTGAAACTGATACAAAATAAAATAAAGCCATAATAAATGTTCCAATAGATCCTATAGCTGAAATAATGTTAATCATTAAGATATCAACCCTCCCATAAGAAATTTATATGATTAATTTCAAACTGAAAAAGCATTTTACTTAATCGTTTATATCCAAAAACAATCATTTTAAACGTTATATTCGACTGCTCATATAAAAAGTTTTGCTTTATAGCCTTAAGTAATTTTTTAACCATCAAGTACGATTATTATTACGGCAATCTATTTGTATTGACTAAAAAATACAATAACGCTTTTGAGAGCTCCCATCTTTGACCAGTATTTTCCAAATTAATAACACTTCTTCTTCAATACATATTTATCTCATACAAATAAGTTGATTTTTTTATTTTTACAAACGTAATTTCTTAACAAATCAAAATTTTACATTTAAATCTTTCGATATATTACAAGTTTTTTAAAAAAGTAATATATTTCTATCAATAAAAGTAATATAATATTAGTAATTATAGTTTCATTAATTTATTGCAACAATACATAGGATCATTATTACAAGAATTATTTAATATCATCTTAGAATCTCACAAAATATCAACTTTGTTTAATTACTCAAAATGATAAGTCATTTAGAGTTTTTAAAATAAACTTTTGCGAAATAAAGGAGACATGTTAAATGAAAAAAGTAATGGGGATATTATTAGCAAGTACACTTATCTTAGGTGCTTGTGGACATCATCAAGATAGTGCAAAAAAAGAGAGCACTAGTCACAAAAAGAAAGAAAATGACAATGAAGAATTAAATGAAGAACTTAAAGAATTTAAAAGCAAAAAAAATATGGATATAAAAATTAAAGGCGATACTATTGTTAGTGACAAATTTGAAGCTAAAATAAAAGAACCGTTTATCATCAATGAAAAAGATGAGAAAAAGAAATATATCGCTTTTAAAATGGAAATTACTGCTAAAAAAGACGATAAAGATTTAAATCCATCTTCTATTTCTCATGACTATATTAATATTACTCAAGATGATAAAAATACAGTAAATAAATTAAGAGATGGTTATCTTTTAAGTGATAAAAAATATAAAGATTGGACAGAACATAACCAAGATCAAATTAAAAAAGACAAAACTGCACAAGCCATGTTCATCTATGAGTTAAGAGGTGATGGAAATATTAATTTAAATGTCCATAAATACTCAGAAGATAAAACAGTTGATTCTAAATCATTCAAATTTAGTAAACTTAAAACCGAAGATTTTTCTCATAGAGCGGAAACAAGAGAAGAAGTAGAAAAGAAAGAAAAAGAATTTGAAGAAGAGTACAAAAAAGAACAAGAACGAGAGAAAGAAAAAGAAAAGCAAAAAGATGACGACCACAGTGGTTTAGATGAAGTATAAATTTATGAATGCTCGCATTCAACGTTATAATCTTTACTGTTATTATTGTCATTATAGATTAGCTTACTTACACTCATAATGACATACTAATTTAATTGTTAAATATAACAAAAAAGAGTAGCTCGCCTACTCTTTTTTGTTGTTTTGAAATGGTCATTTTTGAAATGACTCGATCATAATTTCACGAATACCATGCAACATTTTTCGTGAACTCATTTTTCAAACAATACTTATCGATCAAAAATAAACCTATACACATAGTTAGCTATGCCCTTTTAAAAGTTCTATATTATATTAGTTAAAAATTTGTAAACAGTTGGTGTAACAGTAATTTCAATTAAAGCGCATAAAAATGCCACAGGTAAAAATATTAGCAGGTAACACTTTACTATTGATTTTAATAAAACAAAAAATTTTGGCAATGTCTCTTTTCTTTTTCTAAATAAATTCATTGAATTTTTTCTAATATACGCATTTAATAAGAATAACATTGATAGTTCAATGCTTGTTAAGTATATTTCTAAAATACCATGAGGCAAAATACCAATAAAAATAGCTATCCCTTCGTTTAATTTATATGAAAATGTAACCCCAATAATAACCGACAATGAATAAATTGTAGAAATTGTAGGAATAAAATACAAATATGGTATTGGTATTATCGATAATATAAGTGACACCAAAGGAACTATAAAAGCATTATTAACAAATATCTCCAAAAACCCATTAAAATTATAAGTCACTTTATGATTTAAATCTTTACTAGGAAAATCACTAAAGTCCTGTATATTCATACCAATTATGTAAAATACTATTATTAGAATCAAACAAATAAAACAATTGAATTGCATAAATTTGTTACTGCGTTTCAAAAATGAAGATAAACTCAAGTCATTCATTGATTACGCCCCCATCTATAATTACTATTTCACTAAATAGATACGTTCACTCGCAAACGATATCATCCTTAAAAATCGATTAAAAAACAGCTATATTAAAACCTTTAATTTACCATATGAAACTATCACAACTTTTCCTCATTACATTTAAACAATATATCAAATTTAAGTCAATTAAAAGAAAAATATAATATTTATAAAAATCTTGATTCTAATTCTAAACTATATATTTAATTCTCTTATTTATGATACTTCTTTAGCTTAATTAATTTTGCAAATAAAATTTACATTCTAAAACTCTAAGCTCAACTTTTTTGACACTTATTTGACACACATCCCTTTCCTCTTATATCTCAAAAACTAATTCATAATCACTTATTACTCTTTCCTCCATCAAATAAACACCTATACAAACACTGCTATTTCAATACTCACAACTATTTCTACAATGCATTATCCCCTGAAAAACACATAATAAAAAAGCCCACATCCACAAAGGTTGTAGGCTACAAATATGGAGACGGCGGGAGTTCATTAAAGCGTTTATCTATTCATGTATAACTCGCTATAAGCATTGTCATATCAACGTTTAAATTGACTAATCAGTTGTGTGTAAAATGTTAAAATTGATAAAACTATATAAATTTGTGCACCCAACATCACCTCATAATTAACGTATTCAAATACGTATTCACTGCCTGCAACGTGTGGGATGATACATATTTTTCTATAACTCTTCCTTTATAACCTTTTGTATTTTTTATGAATTTCCTAAAATTTATTATTCAACTTATATTTATAATGTTATTATAAATATAATGAAAAGGAAGTGCCTAATATGAAAAAAAGATTATTATTTGTAATTTAAGTAGTTCAGTTTTGGAGTACAAAAAGTGAAAATGTAAACCTAAATGAGTATCAAATTGCAACTGAATTTGATACTCGTTTTTTATTGTTAAATCAACGTTTGTTGTTAATTTACACCACAAAATGTAAGTTAAAATGTATATAAAAATGCGAACGTGAAATAATTATTGTAGGAATGCAAATTGGTGTGTTAAAATGGTTACAATTTACTAAGCAAAAAGGGGTGCATTTTCCTATGCAATTTCTTGAGCCAAAAAATAAGAACGCTAAGTCTGTGGATTGGGAAATATCAGAGCAAGTAAGGGTGATAGTTAAGCAATACGCTGAATATGCAGAGCGTACTGAAAGCGAAGCAGTGGATGAATTCTTATTGAACATTTTAGACGATAAGAAGTTTATTGAATGGATTGCCAACAAGCGAAGTAATAAGCGGATTGTTGAAAAAATGGGTATCAAAGATAGAGTGGGTTGATAGACAATGACCAAGCTTAAAAGATTAGCCACGAAGGAAGATGAAATTGTAGATGTTAAAATTCCGATTTCAAACGAAGAATTAAAAGATAGGGCTAAACAATATGATTTATTAACTCCAAAACGATTTGCAACAAGGTATAACAAAATGTTGTTCTTGCCAACGTCTTTTAAATGGAACGGTTCTGAATATCCCATTCAATATAATTACTGCATCAATCCGTTTTGTTGTAATTTTGGGAAAGAACAGCACAAATTCAAAGATGTAAAAGGGAAACCAAGTCGATATAAAATGACTGGTAGTTCCAAAGATAAAGGTCATAAAGGTATGTACTGCAATGACAATCCTATTGGCAGAGGTGTATCGCAAAACTGTACAGTAACCCCTTTATCTAATTGGTCTGTTGTTGAAGAAATTAAACGCCTTATAGAAATCAATAGCATCCAAGATGTTGAGCCAGATTATCAATTTCATAAAGAAGGCTGCTCGGAAGAAGAATCAACCCCATTCAATGAGCCGAAGCAATTTTACAAAAGGGGGAAAAGTAGGGGCAAATCTCAACGCTATCAATGTAAGGCGTGTAAGAAGTTCACTAATGTTCTACCAAAAAGAGAAGAAACCACTACTTATCACCAACAAAAGAACACCATTCTTCCAATGTTCGCTAAGATGGTTGTTGGAAGGGTTTCAGTCAGTCGTACTTGTGATATTTTAGGAATTGGAGTTGGAACCTACTATCATAAGCTGGAGTGGCTGTATAGGCGTTGTTTGGAGTTTTTAGAACGATATGAGACACAACCCCTTCAAACAAAGAAATTTAACGAGATGTGGCTTAATACGGACAAGATGCACTACTACCTAAATAACGTCCGTAAGAAAGGACAAGGTTCAAAGAAATATACGGGGTTTGAAGACCTTAATATGCAAACGTATATAGTTGTATCTGCTGAGGTCTTATCAAGATATGTGTTCCGTTCTGATGTTGCCTATGATTGGAATATTTCAATGGATGAATTAAATGAAGATACAAGAAAATTCAAAGAAGACCATCTCAATACTTTTAGTCGTAAAAATGATAGGTTAGATTGGTCTTATTATCCACAAGAACCATCCGCTAACGATAGCGAAAATAGGAATGCTTATCTTCACGAATTAGGGAAAATTACTAATAGGAGTAGATTTGTCGATGGTTTAAATGTTGATGCTCCTTATACTACAACTGCTCACTATTGGTTAATTAAACAAATGGTTAATGCCGACGAATGGCGAATGATTAGTGATGATGACTTCTCTATTAGAAACGCCTTTTATAGAGTATTCACGAAAGAATTAAGGTTGAGCGATGCACATCATTTTATTTGCCAAGTTAACAAGACGAAAAGCAGAAAACAATGCTTAAAAGAATTCGGACAAGCAAAAGCAGAACTGCTCGATTGGGGAGATATCAGAGGATTCAAAACAAAGTTTCTACGGACTTTGGCATCTCATTATCTAACTGAATTACTAACAAGTCATCAATTCCACGAAGAGGCTATTAGTAAAGATGGAGAAAGATATCGCAAATATGCCGATAACCCTATCAAACATCCATTAGCCACTAAGGATAAAGGATTTTATTCAGTTGATTGTAGAACGGATTTATCTGCTCTGGAACCAAACGAAATCGCAAAGATGCTATTAAATGTTAATGACCATTCGACCAATAGCTTTATTCAACAGATAAGACGTTATATATCATCTCTTGAAAGACCATTAACAACAGCTCGTGGTGATAAGAAGAGCTATATTTACGCTAACTTCAATCCGAAGTATGCTCAATTTGCGATTACAATTCTAAGAACTTACTACAACTTTTGTCGCCCTTTTAAATCAGCGGATAAAAAGGTTTTGACACCTGCTCAAAGATTAGGGATTACAGATAAACAATTTGATTGGAAAGATATAATTTATTTCAAATGACAAAAAGAGCTTGGAGTAATCCCAAGCTCTTGTGCTTTATCTTTACTGTTCTTCTTCAATTAACGCACCCGTTAACTCAATAAGTTTTTTCTTTCATATACATGAAAATAGTAGTTATACGGATTTTTATCATTCTTTATCCCTTTTTGGGCAAATACCTCATTCCATTCCTCATAATTCACTTCTGGAAAAAAAGTATCTCCTTCGAATTCATGATGTATTTTTGTGATGTACATTTTCTCAACATAAGGGAAAAACAAATTATAAATCTGTTCTCCTCCGAAAATAAAAATTTCTTCTTCGTTTTTACATAACTCAAAAACATCTTCTATTGAATGAACAATTTCACAACCATTAAAGGTAAACCCCTTATCTCTCGTCAGAATAATATTTCTTCTGTCAGGTAAGGCTCTTCCGATTGATTCAAGGTTCTTCCTACCTAATATTATCGGATGTCCCTTTGTAGTATTTTTAACATATTCCCAGTCCTTGGGAATCCTCCAAGGAATGTCATTCTCTTTGCCAATCACTCTATTCTTATCCATCGCAGCAATCAAAGAAACTTTCATTTATAACACAGCCTTTTTAACTAATTTACCATCTAATTTCTTATTTCTATCAAAAAACCTTTTCTCATTATCCTGCCCGTTAGTTGAATAAGCAATTTTTTCTATAAGTTATATTATCATAATACCACAAAATCACAAATTTTCATTCAATTATCATTTTCAATTGCATTTTATAAATCATTTTGTATGTAATTTGGTATGTAAGTTAAAATGAAAAAAGTAGTCCATTTTGAAGTACATTTTGTCATTTTGTACTCCAAAACTGAACTACTTATTTGTAATTGTTATTACTTTATTTATTTTTTCTTCTAATCATACAGTCTTATCTAACGGCGATGTAGGTACAGGAAACCTAAGAAATTTTTATACTAAATATGAATATGTGAATTTAAAGAATGTTAAAGACAAAAATTCACCAGAATCACACCGCTTAGAATACTCGTATAAAAATGATACATTGTATGCTGAATTTGACAATGAATATATAACTAGTGATCTAAAGGGAAAAATGTCGATGTTTTTGGTATAAGCTATAAATATGGTTCTAACTCTCGTACTATATATGGTGGTGTTACTAAAGCAGAAAACAATAAATTAGATTCGCCAAGAATAATACCTATAAATTTAATTATCAATGGCAAGCATCAAACAGTTACAACTAAAAGTGTTTCTACAGATAAAAAAATGGTTACCGCACAAGAAATAGATGTCAAACTAAGAAAATACTTGCAAGATGAATTTAATATTTATGGACACAATGATACTGGTAAAGGTAAAGAATACGGCACTTCTTCAAAATTTTATAGCGGTTTTGATAAGGGGAGTGTAGTATTTCATATGAATGATGGTTCTAATTTCTCGTATGATTTATTTTACACAGGATACGGTCTTCCAGAAAGCTTCTTAAAAATTTACAAAGATAATAAAACTGTTGGTTCAACACAATTTCATCTAGATGTCGAAATTTCAAAAAGATGATTCCAATTATTATAGTTTAGATTCACTGTATAAATAACCGCACTTTCTATTAATATAGAAGTGCGGTTTAATCTATATATATGCATCCTAAAAAGGCAAGCACCGAAGTACTTACCTTTCGAATATATCTAATACTTTCACTTTTTATATCAAAATCGGATTAACATTATCCATTCTTTGTTGTAAGGTGGACTTCTATCTTCACACTTTTAGAATCAACCGTTTTATTGTCGTTGTACATCATTAAATATTTAGATTGGTCAAACTTATCGCCTGGTGCAGGCATCATATCATACCAAAAAGTATTGCCGTTATTTTCAATAAATTTTATATATCCTGTTTCATATGGTGAACTGTTAAACTCATACAAATTTTTTTTATTAATTAAAAAATTCCTAGCTTTTATGTCTAGTTCTTGAGCTGTTACACTTTTCTTATCAGTTTGCACTTCAAAAGAAATTGTGTTTCTTTTATTTTCATAAACTCTTATAAGTACATTTTGTAAGTTCCCATTATCAAAGTGGTTTCCTTCATGTTTTGTTATTCCTCCATACATACAAGTTTTACCACCTGTAACTTTACCTACATTATCTTTGGATGAAAAATAGCAGTTTACATAGTAATTTGATCCATACACATCAACTACTTCATCTTTGTACTTCTTTGCTAAATCTTCATTTAATAACTCTGTTTTCACTTTGTCATAATTTTTTAGTTTTTTATCACTAATGTTATAAATTAAATCATGTGCCAAAAATTTATCTACAGACATAACTTTAGTTGCTGATACATAATGATCATCATATAAATATTTCATATTACCCATCGTACCAGTAAACTCACTTGATTTGTGCAACTCATCTGGCGTAGGGTCTGGTTGGCTCTCTGCTAATACGTTGGGTGTAAAAAGAACTAGTATAAGTGCGAATATCAAAATTACGCATGAAATAAATCGACTCTTATTCATTTTTATCTCCTTCATCCAACATTCCCAAAAAGTATCTAGATACACTTTAAATATATGTTATAATCTTAAATATTCAATTAAAAAAATATTAAAAGAAAATTAATTATATTTAATGATTTCACGTTATTTCTAAGAATTAAGTTATGCTTTGAAAATTAATTAACTATACTTCATCTGAACTTATATACAAAACTCTTTCTCAAGGAGAAACAGAGGATTTCTAAGCATCTTGAATTAATAACATTGTATATATATTCACACTCTTATAATTAATGCATTCAATTTTTCAAATTCTAAAATTGGTTTCTACTGTTAATTTTATATTCTTATATTTAATCTTATAGTCAAAATTATTTTTTTGCTGTTATAAGGAACTAGCTATATATTATACAACTACTATAACAACTCAATATTAAATGCCTTATGTGTTAATTGTCTAATTTGCTATAAAACTTAGTAAGTCATATAGTCGATTCCTATCGTATAGAGATATAATAATAGGCAAGTACCGAAGTACCTGCCTAAATAACAACAAGATTAACATGTGAATAATGGAAATAAAAAGTCAGCCCGAAGGTTAACTTACGAATAGATGAAAATTTGAACACATTGCTGTGTCTAAAAAGATTATAGCATAAATGACGAATATTTCTAGCTCAAAATTATTATATTTTAATGATAAAATATTATAGATTTGTTAATAATTATTTAATTGATTTACTTAAATAATTATTGTAAATTTACTTTGTAATCGATTGCAAATAAGTTATAGGAGAAAATAAAATGAATAAAAAACTATTAACAAAAACATTGATAGCAAGTGCATTAGTTTTAACAACAGTAGGTTCAGGTTTTCATTCTTCTTCAAATTATAATGGTATTAATAACGTTGCAAAAGCTGCTGAAACAACAGACGGACAGTTGTGGAAAAATGTAAGAGATGCTTTGAAAGAGGCTAATATAATTGATGGAAATGAAAATGAAACAATAGATGTTAATTATAAATTGAAAAATGGTAGCGAAAATAAAATTTCAGCAAATGGGAACTCTAATGGAGATTTTTCGAAACAAAATATAGATATTGAAAGTTTAACTACTATTAATATCAAAAAAGTAAATATTAGTAATTTCAACGAAAGAATTGATGCTAATAATACATGGAAGAATTTAACTAACAAATTAAAAGGACAGAAAATCATTAAAGATGGTGATAAAGTAACCATTCATAGTAAAGACCAAAAAGATCCTAAAATCTCTGGAATAGTTGGACAAGATTTTACTGAGCATAAGAATTATATGTTATACAAGAAAGACATAGATAAAATAACTATAAACTAGTTATAGATAAAGACAGGTTACTTTTAATGTAACTTGTCTTTTTTTAAAGAGGCAGCATCTCAAATATTAATTTATAATATCTAAATCTATATCTATACTTTATCTATTTCTATATACACACTCATCGTTTACTGCAACACAGGGCGTTTCTCAGCGTAAAAAAACGCCACTCGTAAGTGACATTAAAAAATATCTTTTATAACATATCCAGTATTTTTGTTTGATCTGGAAAATTCATTTTTGTATATAGGTCATCTATAGTAATTGTATAGAAAGAATGTGAATAATTACTTATTAGTTTATCCATATTTTTCATCAATTTTATGTAATCATGTTTATTCAAAAATAGACATAGTGAAATCAACAAATCGAATACATAACTACCATTCATTGTAGGAACGTATTCTTTATCGTATATTTTGTTATAATTGGCGAATATATTAGCTCTACTTTTAGCCCTGTCTATTTTATAATCATACAATCTTTCTTCATGCGCACACACGTTACGAAACATATGTGCTTGTTGTAGTATACTGTCTACATCTGATGGAGTTATTTGAACACGTGTTTTATAATCTCTTTCCAATTTCCTTTTATAGTCTTTAGCAACTTCCAATCGAAGATCATCATCCAAATTGGAATACATTTTTGAAACATTACCTAAAGTTAAATAATTCACCAATATCCATAGTGGCACTCCATTATGAGTATTAATATAATGTTTTAATGGTTTATTTTTTCTATTACTCATAACCGAGCTAAATGTAGCAACCATTTTCACGATGCTATCTGTCTTACTTGTGTCAGATGAATAATTTTTAAAGTATAAATATGAATGTGGTTCTCTATATTTTTCGCTAAAATAATATGAAATTCTTGATTTAATATGAGTTTCAAATACTAACAAATACTCTAATAAAACATTCCTAAATTTTCTATCTAGTTTGTATAAAGAAAAGACTTCTTTAAAATGAGTACCTTGCTTATATTTATCAGGAACCAAAAAATTACCATTAACATCTAGTTCTAAAAATAAATCTTTATAACCATTTATGATATTATAATAATTTTCATTTTCTAAATCTCTTTTAGCACTACTCGGTACTTCCATTCCTCTTCTTCTTAGAATTTTCAATTGTTTATTATGACTTTCAAATGGCTTCATAAATTTACCCCTATAAAAGTAGCCATAACCCGAATAGAGTTATGGCTAGATCGTTATATATATAATACATTTAATTTTATCGGTTGTAAATAAATAAGAAATAACAAAAAGAGATATTTTACACAATTACCTCCTTTATTTTATTGCTACTCCTCAAACCCACCAATATTATCAATAAACACTGGTGTTGTTACATTTAAGTCTACTTTCTCAGTAAATAAGCTATGGTATCAAACTAATTAGTATTAATTTATAAATAGCATAGCTTCATTTTCTTCAATCCTCTAACGGTATATCATCCACAATCACAGTATGGTTAGGATTAGCGTTAGATACATCTTTTACAGTTTTATCTAATTCCTCATCGTCTCCGTCCCATTCACCAATGTTAATGAATATAGGAACATCCCCGTTGATATCATGCTTATCTGTAAATAACTTATGGTATTTACCCAACATATCACGAGCTTTTAAACGATCACTTGGCTTAATTGGCACCTCTATCAGTTCAACATGTTCATTATAGACTAACTGTACTTTGCCACTTTGTGGATTCTCTTTATATTCCCCACGCTTGACCACAACTTCTTTCGTTTCTGTTTCGTCACCGACTGCCGCATTCGTAAGCACATGTAGTAACTCTTTTGCAGTTAATACATTCTCATCTATAATCTTATCTTTTTGTTCTTGTATATATTGCTTGATGTGTGGCTTCTTTAATAACCTACACCCTGTCACATGTGCACTATTTGCGCTATAACCTGCTTTTATGGCACTTTGTGTCACATTAAGTGTTCTTATATACTCATTCACAAAACGCGCTTGCTTTGCCGTTAACTCACTCATTCTATCACCTCCACAATTTTATCTAATAAGGTTTCATACCATAATCTTACAGATTGTTCAGAACAATCTAAGACACTACTAATATCTTGATAACTACGTCCTTGTATTAAAGAATCGAAAATATAAAACTCTTTATCATTAGCTACTCGGTCAACAATCATTTCTAAGTGATTCTTTATAATATGATCATCAACATTATCGTCTGTCATCCATTCATTAGAATTTTCATCACCTATTGAAAAGAATTCATCAGTATTTATATCATCATCTATTAATACATCACTTCTAGTTCGCTTATGATAATCACACACGAAGCCTTTTATTTGCTTTTTATCCATTGTTACACCACTTTTACATATGAAGATTGGTGATATTCATTTACTCGTGCAATCTTACTGTTTTCAATTGCTGTATTTCTTTGTTTTTGACGTTCTGAACGTTGTTTAATACTTGCTTGATACAAATCAACTTGTAAGCGTTCAATGACGTTGTAGGGCTTATATCGTCCATTTGAACGCATATATTTTACAACTTGCTTCTGCTCTTTTTCTGTATAATGATTTAGTACCTTTTTCAACAACGCCATATTATTTATAGATCTATTTTTATAGTTTTGTAACCCTGCTTTTGTTTCAATAATTTTGATAACTAATTTTTCAATCGGATATGAGACAGACACGACCCCCATTATTTCATCACATGTTGTGGTCGACGCACTCATATGGTACATACTTTCAATTTGGAATTCACACATCTTAATTTTTTTATTAATAAATGCTGGGTTAAATTGCGTTAATAGTTGATACTCAGATAGTTTATTGTCGACATTACGATAATATAAAACGTTCTTAGATTTACTCAGTTTCATTTATCCACCCCACTACTTAATAAAGCCAAACCAATTAAGGCTTGGCTTTTGTCTATTTGTTTTTTCTAATATTTACTTTATCAGCTAAATCTGAAATAGTTGGAACATCTCTTACGTTTCTTTTTTCCTCATCGTTCACATCTTCTTTAAGTGCTTCTAAAATAGATAAGCGTTGGTTTTCATCTAATTCAGCATTGTTTATTGCTTCTAATGTTTTACTAAATTGCATTATTTCTTAACCTCCAATTTTTTGTGTTCATTGAAACGAATTGATTTTGTATTAATAAGAAAGTTGTTGAGGTAAAGTACAATCACTTCGCCATATCGTTGTCTAAATAAATTATCTTTTTTCATTTCATTTTGATCTATCAAGGAATCGAACTTATACATATCTTCTCGATATTCTTCATTCATATTGTTGATTTTATCAATAACATTATTAAACTGTTTGATTGTACCTTCTAATTCACGCGCTAAAATTTGTGCTTCCTCTTGATATAACTCAGGAATATTCTTCCTATTCAACAATAAGTCTATGAGTTTTTCGCGCTTAATACTGTTAAATAATTCCTTTTTAATTTCAAATCTTTTATTATCTTTTGCTTTCTCATCTTCTAATTTTGAAATCTTATTAAACGTCTTATCAGCCTCATTATCGTTGCCAACTTTTATATACTCTTTATATTTGGAAGATAGATCTTCAATAGTTTTTGTAGTATTTTCAATTTTAGATTCTAAATTATTAATTTCTTCTTTGTAGCCTTTTACTTCATCGGAATATTTTTCAAATAAATGATTTGTTTTCATTTATGTTACCCTCTTTCATTTCATAGTTATCATGTTACACTTCAATTTCTTCTAGGGCTTTTAAACGGTTCTGACTGCCCTCAATTAAGCCCTTAATACTTTTGATAGCTTCTATCTTATCAGCTTGTGTTTTAATGATGTAATAGCCTCTAGTATCTTTTTTATAGCTATATCCGATAGGATAATGATAATTAATGATTAAGCTTGTAATGACTTGTGTTAACCATCTATTGTTAGCCTTATTCACTTCATATCCCAATTGATTAAGCAGCTTTGTTTTAGTAATATATTTATTAGACGTATTTCTTATCACATTGAGTACTTGGCGGTGTTCATTCGGTAAGTTGTACGTCTTTTCTTTTACTTCAAATTCACTCATTGTCTCACCATGCTTTCTGTTGTTTGCTTACTCTAATTATACCATTTCTACACATCTAAATCAAACTTATGTTCGCTATAAATCGCATTATATCAGGTGTTTAGCATCACCCCTATCCCTCTTAAAACAATAAACAAAAGAAATTCCGTAGTAAAACTTAGTAGTTTCTACAGAACTTAAGTTCCCGTTTTTTACACGAACAAAATACGAACAACAAAACTTTTGCCCTCTTCAAAAATAACAAACATTAACATATATTATCTTTTTAAATTTTTTATACCTTATTAAAACCTTATTACTTTTATCAATATCAAAAACCACTTACCTTTAGTTTCCTTCTTGACGCAATTCTTCGTACCTATCTAAAATCGCACTATTCTTATAACCTACGGAAAAGCTTGGGGTTTTCACTTCTTCTTGATTCAATTGCTCATATTTATCCCTTTTCTCACCATTTTGCAACCCTGGTATAAAACATTGTTTTCTTTCTACCTCAAAATTACTATTTTAAAGTTCTGTACCTCGCTTTTTTTAACCTTGTACACCTTCCTATTTCATTGTTCTCAGAGTCTGCGCACCTTTGGGAAACTTTTGGGTTTTAAAAGCCAACACCTTCCGAAAACCTTACCATTTTAAACTTCTATACCTTGTACAAACCTTGCCGTTTTTTTATAAGGAGTCACATACTACATGCGACTCCCTCATAACATTATTTACTTATACTATAATAAGACGCTTTTAGATCATTCAATTTACGTTCTAACCCCGTGTAATCCTCTTGTGCAGCCTTCTCATCTTGTACAAACTCAGTTACTAATCTCAACCCCTCAACTAACTCTGGTGCTGGTTCATTGATTCCCGTAGCTATCTGATACAACATTTCAATATTCGATATCACATCAGTATTACTCGATTGAATGCCCTCAAGTGTATCGGTATCAAATCCATTTTCTAGGTACTCAAACACATCACTATTATTTGATTCTGCATATGTTTGTAATCCATACATAAAATACTCATCTTCAAATAATTGACTGGCCATCATATCACTAATAGAAAGCTGTTTACCGTCATGTAATTCATAACCTACATAATGACCTTCTATACTTCTTATAAGCCCCTCAGTGTGCTTAGGTGACGCTAATTCAAATGATTGCCTTACTTTACAATCTTTAATATATACATGACCGAATAACTTCCCGTTCATCATCACATAAACCATATCAAACGGATCATTGTATAACTTAAAGCAATACGGTTGTACTTTACTATGTTCTAATAATCCAGTGTAGTACCTTAGTAACGTGCCTGCTTGTGTTTCAAATTCATTTACTACAGTTTCTATGTTCATTGCGTTATCTCCTTTTGAGCCATTTTGCTGAATTGTTCAAACTCACCTGTCTCAGGATTAAATTTTTTAATGCTACATGTGGCTGCTTTATCAATGCACCCCACATCATCACTATCATAAAAATTAATATTATGCGCTTTACTTAAAGCCATACATACAACTGGTGAATACCATACTTCATCAGCTTCTATATATTCGACAAATAAATTTTCGGGTGCTGGTATATTTTGAATTGGTGCATCATGATGAAGTTGATTATAAATTTTCTCTTTGTCATTCATATTAGACACACTCCGTTTCTTTCTTACTAATAGTAAACGTGACAGGTAGCCAATGATCTGTTTTAATATTTTTCGACCTTACAATAGGCAAATCCAAACCTTTACCATCAACCATATAAACAATTGGCTCACAAATATCCATCTCAATACGTCTGTCTTTTTTAAGTTCAGCGATAACATCAAACGCTTCTTGACTCCACCCAATCCAAAACACAACATTGGGATGTTGACCACTTGTATATGCGCCGTCACCTTTATAATCAAAATTATTTTCTTCAAATACACGTTCTATTTCTACAAATGATGTACCAGCATGCGCCTTTATATATTCTAAAATTTCTGACTTTAATTGATTTTTATTCATTTTCTTCCTCCTAATTTTTGATAGGTGCCTCACTGTCTTATTCGAATAGCAATTCAAGACACTTATGAACTTCTTTTTACACTTACTCCCTCAAGGGCTTCACTTAATCTGTCTCACTGTCTCACTGTTTACGACCTACATTTATATATTTTGTATATTGTGTAAATAATTTTTATAAAACTTTACCCTAAAAACTATCAAGACACCAAGACACTTATAGCATGGCATATACTGCCACAAGGGATTGCGGGTGTCTTAAACTTGTCTTATAAGTGTCTTACTGTCCTAAAAATAAGATGTCTAAACTTTAAGTTTCTGATAATAAGAAGCTAAATCTACACTAAAGCCATATTGCTTACCAATACCTTCACCATATCGCGTTTGCTTTTTCACAATGTCACAATAATTTGTATTTCTTAACGCTTTATCAATTTTTCTTAAATGGTGTTGTTGTGGTTGGTCATCTCGTTTCATCATCACTTTCCAAATTTCCATGCTACATACCTTGTCACGCCATACATAAGCACCTGGTTTTGTATTCGGTAATTCAATCAATTTACCATCACCATATAATTTAATATAGTCTTGGTCTATAACACCATGCGCAGACACTCTTTTTTCTTCTAACGTTCTATACCAGTAGTCTGACGGAATAGGACGTTCAAGAAATTCTTCTATTTCTCCAACTAAAGCATCTTTTTCAGAATGAGCTTCTTGGACTTTTAAAGCCATTTCACTCGCTTCTTTATCTAGCAACAATGCTTTATCCGTCGGATTCTCATCAAAATATACTTTAGCTTCGGCAAACATTTGTTGCACAACATCTGGTGTTAGATCGTCAAATGGGCTTTTAGTTGCTTTATTTTTATCTGTCGTAATAGGGAAAAAACGACGATTGCCTGTTTGGTCTTTTAAAAACTCATAGTTATTGGTTGTCCCTACAAACACACACTGTCTAGGATGACGCTCTGTGCGTTTACCATACGAAGCTCTATAAATATCTACAATGGCACTTATAAAACCCTTAATATCTTCAATAGTAGACTTTTGAAATGCCGATAGTTCTTCAATTTCACATATCCAAGAACCCTGCAATTTCTTATAGACCTCATCACCTTTAAACGTTTTAATACTTTGGTTATACCAATGACCTCCCAATTTACTCACTGCCGTAGATTTCCCAACACCTTGACCACCATATAAAATAATCATGGAATCATATTTAATACCTGGCTGATAGATTCTAGCAACTGCACCCATCATCCATTTTTTTGTAACTTCTCTATTGTAATGGTTATCTTCAGCACCTAAATAATCAATGAAGAGCGTTTCAATTCTTTTGATTCCGTCCCATGATTTAGATTCAATCATCGATTTAATAGGGTGGAATCTATTTTGATAAGCTTCCTTTTCAATCACAGTATCAATAAGATCACGGCTAAACTGCACATTATACAATCTATCAATATGTGAAATCACATGTGTGGTATCTATATCAGCCCAATAATAATTCGCATCCCCTTTTGACCTCCAATACGGTAGACGTTTCAGTTTGGTTACTTTTTCAAAAGCGTCATATTGTACTAGCCCTTTTAAACTCTCATCATTACACAATATGATTTCAGCATTTGTAGTCGTTTTTTTCAATGCTTGTGTAGTAGCAGAACGCCTTAATTGACTTTTCCAATCATTAGCATTTAAAACACCGGTTCTGCTATCAATCATTTCAAATACTTCTTCGTTTGTAACATCTTCCAAACAAAAACCTCCATTTCTAACTGTATTTACTATCTTTTTTCAAAATACTTTTAAAAGTATTGTTTACTTCACTTTGATTAATAGGTGGTTTGCATACACTTGCCCACGCACTCACTAACCCATAAACTAAGTTTGGATCTACATACCTACGCAAAAGATAACCTGTAATTGAAGCCAATGTTGAATTGCGCTCTCCCTCACTTACACCAAAAGCTATATCTCGCCAATACGCACTATCACGTCGTGTGTACCCTTTGATATTAGGACTATCATTTGATTGTTTATACCCCTTTGACCACTGCTCGAGCATATCAACATTCATAATCGGACAGTCATTCACTCGTTTAATAAATATGTGTCCTTTTTGAATAACTGGTAACGCAAAACATCTACTTGGCTGATATGAACCTTCATCAACTTTGTGGCCAATTTTATTCGCTAATACTTTTGTATAATTACGATAATCATCTGCACTTATTCGCTCATTTAGAGGGATATACAGGCGTATTCTAGCTTGTTCAGTTCTGTGCGAGTAACTTGTGTGCCAAAACCATGCAACATTGCTTAAAGCTGAGCTGATTGCTTCATGTAATTGCTTTAAATCATTTATTTCATCGTAATCAAGTACAATCACATCTCTGTATACGACATTAACGTCATTGCGATGCTTTTTGATAATTTCACCATGATCATTTGCACCGTTTTTAATATCACCGTAAACAGCAACACCACGTGCATACTTATAATTTGCTTCTATAGGTACAGACAGTTTATTAACCAACTTACTCCAATTAATTTTTGAAAAGCTATTAAATGAACGTGAGTCTAAACTTTCATAATGTACCACTGAAACATGTGTGTCATATTCTAATTTAATTTCATTCATTTTTTGCACCTCTAGTGATTCACAGAGTAAAAAATGTTATAATAAACATGTGTAATTTCTAAATTACTCTGTGATTTTTAATTTTTGTGCGTCATCTGATACCTCGCCAAAGTTCTCAGATGATGCTTTTTCTATTTCATGAAATTTTTGTATAAGTTCACCGAATTCTTTTAAGTACACATGTAATAACTCAACTGTATGTTCATTTTGTATACGATGTTCTAAATAGCTAGCAGAAAAATTAATATGTTCCCGTTTTGTTTCTAATTCATTTTTTACAAATCTATCTTCAACAAACCAAGCATGTTTGGTAGCTACATCATTAATTTTTTGTTTTATCACTTCAATGTCACACATTAAATCTTTAATTTCCCAATTCATTTTTATTCTCCTTTCTCTAATTGAAAATTATTCTTTAATTCTTGTGCGCACCATTTCATTATCAATTCTAAGTGCTTTTCACGACTGATCTCTGAAACCACTTCAATACCATTAACATATTCTGTGTGTTCATAACTTTCCAAGTTATTCATGACACTTAACTCAAGTTGATAAACCACGTGTTCTATTACTTCTTTTTGTTCATTATTCATTTTCTAATCCTCCTGTTAAATTACATCCTAAAGTTATTAGCCAAGCATAAACGCTAAAAGCAACATACATGTTAGATATTGCTAGTAATAAAATTGTTAACAATGAAACTAAGCAGATATAAGTTAAGTACATTTTCATTGCCTTGCCTCCTATTCTCCTACTTTAATTTTTGATGAAAATAACTCATCAATTGGCATATCATACATTTCTGAAAGAATCTGACACTCATTTAAATTAAATATTGCTTTACCACTTTCCTTTAACTGGTAACGTTGTGGACTAATACCAAGTTTGCTAGCAACTTTCTTTTGTGTGTCACCTTTTTCTTTTCTAGTAATGTATAACATTGGATAAGCTAGTTTTGTCATTTGAGCACCTCTTTTACGTAGTTTTACGTCGGATTTTAATTAAAAAAAATATCATCTAAAGTTATATTGGTCATTCCCTTTGAAATAAGTATGTTTTTAAAAGTTAACATTTCTTCTTTCTTAAATTCCGTTTTTCCTTTTTCTTTATTTCTGTATGACTGTTCTGATATTTTAAGCTCTTTTGCCATTTGTTGTTGTGTGAAGTTCAACATTTTCCTATAACCCAGTACTTTATTCACTTATTATCACCTCTTCCCTAGACGTAAGTTCTCGTCTGTATGTATAATATAACAGACACGAAAACTAAAAGCAACACAAAAACGTCGGTTTACGAAAGTTTTTATAGATATTCTCATTAGATAGGAAGTGAAAATATGGATAAAAAAACAGATATTGGTTTACGCATCAAAAGTATCAGACTTGCTAAAGGATTGAATTTAAGAGAATTTGGCGAAGAAATATCAAAATTAACAAAAGAAAAAAAATATATTTCGGATAGTATAGTTAGTCGATGGGAAAAAGGGGTGTCAATCCCCAATGCCAAAAGGTTAAAAGCTATTGCAGAATATGGTAATGTGTCTATTAATTTTTTACTATATGGAAATGAGATTTCATACGAAGATATTTATCAAAACATAAAATCAGTGAATATGAAAAACAATATTCAAGACAAGTTAATTGATTTTATCGTTAATTATATGCCCTCTAGTGAGCAAAATACTTATTATTTTAAAGTAGCTAGTTTAATTACAATTATTAATGATCATACAGATTCAAATATAGATTGTATAATAGAACAAATGTATTCATTCATCTCAAATGAGAACATGACATTTTACCATCACGGTGTTTATTTATTGCTAAACGAAGATTTCAAAAAATTACCTGTACAATTATATCTCACTGAATTTATTTATCATTTATTAATCCAAATTTCATTAAAATATCCTGAAGTCTACTTTTTAAACTTGTTGTCGCAATTTGACGACCTCAAAAGTAATATACAAGAAATTTCAACTAAGCATGAAATATTACACAATCATACTAGAAGAAGTAAAATAGCAGAATTTATAGACTCTAAAGAATACCAAAAATTAATGAATAAAATCGATGTTATGAAAGAAAAGTTACTCAATAAAAATATTTTAAAAAAACAAGGCGATACTCATGACACATAACTTAAACCTATCCCATAACATATATAAAGACACTAAACGCGGTACTTATTATTTCCGTATCACTTACTATGACAAGAGCAATACTCGTAAGTACATAACACGTAAGGGGTTTAAACAACGTAAAGACGCAGTTAAGAAATGTAACGAAATGATGGACGAATTAGAGGGAGTCGGACACCTTAATAGATTACCTTTTGACAAGCTCGTTGAAGAATATATAGACTGGTATTCAGCACGTCGAAAGACATCAAGTGTAAAAGCATTAAAAACACATACAAATAACCACTTGCTACCTTATTTTAAATCTATGGATGTATTTAAAATGACTACACAAGATGTGATGAAATTTCAGAATAAGAAGTTAAAAGAGGGGCATTCTGGAGACTACTTAAAGAAGATGCATGTATATTTAGTATCATTACTGAATCATGCAATGAAGTTTCATGAGTTAAAACAAAATGTTGCATCTCTTGTAGGGAATTTTGAAATAGAATCACAGAAACGATTGAATTATTGGACATTAGAACAATTCAATCAATTTTATGGTGCGCTAGTGACACAACAACAAAAGTTATTCTTTAAACTATTGTTCTACTCTGGAGCACGCAAAGGCGAAATCAGAGCGCTCACATGGCGCGATATTAACTTTGATGATGATTTTATCCATATAAACAAAACGGACTATCACGGTGAAGTGACAGCCCCTAAAACGAAATCAGCCATACGCGATATATATTTGCCTACTCACATGATGGATGACATCAAAGGTTATTTAAATTGGTATAAAGAGAATAACATATTTAAAGATGATTATGTATTATTTGGTACATTCTATAAAGCTTACAGCGAGTCTACCATTGATCGTTGGTTTACTAACGCATTAAAAGTGTTGGATGAGCAATTACCAAATGGACAAAATTTCCCTAGAATCGTTATACACGAGTTAAGACATAGTCATGCATCTATGTTAGTTAATCTAGGGGCCAGTGTAATGATTATAGCTCAGCGTTTAGGTCACAGCGATACGACTGAAGTATATAACCGATATGGTCATTTATATCCTAGTACACAGAAAGAAATAGTTAAATACTTATAA